AGCTGCTGATGATGCTGATGCTGTTGCTGATGTTGCTGCATTTGTTTCACTTGTTCCTGCGTTAGTTTCTGATAGTAATGCGGCGGCTGCACTTGCTGCTGACTCAGCAACATGATCATCTAATGACGTAGCAGACAATGCAGCATTAGTAGCTGATGTACTAGCACTGGTTGCTGAAGTGGAAGCTTCCGAGGCACTAGTAGATGCTGCTGTTGCAGATGCTGCTGCATTCACAGCCTGTTGTGTTACTTCTGTTATAGTAGCATCAGTGGTAGAGTCTCCTGTACCACCTGTGCCTCGATAGATTCCTGACATAATAACTCCTAACGTCTAGTACGTAATGTGTCGCGTGAACTTCGTGGTGCACCACTTAGACGAATGTTAAGTAATTTGTCTGCTTCCTTCACACCTTTTTTTGATAAAGTATTTAACTGAGCATTTGTGTATTTTCTCAAAGCCTGCATCGTAATTTTAGGAGGTGTATTACTAATTACTTTTTCTGCATTAACAACTGAAGGTTTCTTTCCAATGTTGTTTACAAAAGCGTTTGCTTCGGCAGAAGGATGTCCCCTTCCTCTACGTGCTACAGTTTTACCACTTCCTATAGGAGTAGCTTTAATTAACTTACCTGAACCAGCAGCTACTATGTTACGCTTTCCGTTTAGACCTGTAGTAGTTACAGTCTTTCCAGCTCCAGCAGAAGGATGTCCACCTGTCTTTGTAGGACGAGGAATACCTTTAGAAATGATACGCTTTCCAGTTGTACGATTAGGATTTACTTTGCTTCGTACAGTACCACCATTACCTGTCTTAACAGCACTACCTCTAACAGTTTGCCCTGCTTTATTCGTAGTAGACTTAGTTCTAACAGCATTACCTTTAGGATCAGCAGTTAGTTGATTTAATTTGTATTGTAACTTACCAACAGTTTGAGCAGACTTGCCAGCTTTCTTTGCTGCATCAATCTTAGACTTTAGTTCTTTCTTCTGTTTAAATGTAGACATGATCTTTCCTTAAGTAAAAGAAAAGGGAACTCCCTAGAAGTCTAAGTAGTTCCCTTTGTAGAAGGCTAAATTAATAGCCTATGCATTTACGCAGGAAGCGCAATGGCGACAGCAGAAGTATCACGTAGTACACCAGTACCGTAGATAGTATCGCTGGTGAACAAGTCAGCTAAAAACTCTTGCTTGTACTGAGTCTGTGAACGAACAGCCATCTGCTCTGCAAACACAAACGCATCCTTATGCATCAACATGCCAACTTTGGCAGTACCGTCAACTGGACAGTTGTTGCTGATGAAGATGTCTACACCGTACAAGTTACCAATCTTACCACTAACAACAGTGTTGCCGCCAACAAAGTCAGAAGAGGTATAACGATCAATACCCATGATAGAGTTACGAGCAGAAGGAGGAAGAACTAAAGAACGACCATCCATAGGTACATCTGCATCATCTAACTTCTGAATCAAGTTACGGAAACCAGCATCAGTAAAGGCTAAAGCACCAGTACCAGCATAGTCAGAAAGAACACCAGTAGCACTCATCTTCTGAGCCTTAGCCCAAGTAGTACCATTACCACCGTTAGCAGACTTGCCTAACAAGAAGATATCGTCTTCAACTTTCTTAGCCAAAGAATAACCAGCATCACCAGTATAGAACTTACGCATAGAAGCTTGAGCTTGAATGTCAGTAATATCTTCGATCATACGTGAGTATTCAAAGTGCTTGTCGATAAGGATAGCCAACTGACCAGCAGTATCGTTTTGGATTGTTACTGCTGCACCAGAAACTTTGGCAGTAGCAGAGCCACGGTTAGGCTTAGGGATGAAAATGGTATCACCCTTCTTACCAGACATAGGCATTTTGTTCACTAGGTTTGCAACAACCAATTCCTTCTTATAAGCAGCGATGATTTCATCACTCCAAATCTCAGGGATAAAGTTAGCAGAAGTAGTGTTGTTTGTTACGCCGCCTTGTGCGGGATATACTGAAGTAGCCATTATAATAATTTCCTAATATAAAATAGATTAACGAACTCTACCCTCTGCATACGCTTTCATTATAACGTCATTGTTAGCAAGGTAGCGATCGGGTTCGTACTGCATCATGTGTAATAGTTCTGATCGTTTCAGGAACTTCTTAGTAGTCTCACCAGAGCCTCGTGCTGAACCATTGCTTCCACTCTTAAGAGAACGCTTACGATCTCCTTCAGTAGCAGCCTTAGCTCCTGCAACTAACTCTTGTTGTTCTTTCCAAGTTGTAAACAAATCGTCAGCAGCGTCAAAGTCAAACTCTGCATCTGCCCGTTGTAACTTCTTAGTCCGAGCCTGAGACTTACCAACCCACTCTTGGAAGCCACTGTCATTCACTATATCCATCGCATCTGGATGGGTTGCAAAGATCCTGTCTCGTGTTTCCATCTTAGCTAACTTCTCAGTAGCTTCTTTAGCTGCTTTCAAAGCTGGATGGTTTTCTAATTTCTTATCAAGGGTTGCATTAGGATTCTCTAAGAAATCCAGATCACTCACCTCTTCCTGTACCGATTCTTTAGCGGCTGATTTATTTACTATAAATTCATCTACCAGCTTTCTCAACTCACCTACTTCATTGCCCTGTCGACCCGCCATCTTTTCGGCTTCTTGGTGCATTCGGACTAATTCAGCAGCAGACTTGCCCCGATACTTATCAGGTACCTCTTCCTCTTGATCAGTTTGCTCTTCTTCTGGAGAGGCTGCTTCAAGTGATTCCGTTAAGGATTGATATTCTTCATCGTCTGCTAGTTGAGGTTCTTGGTTGCCATCTAAAAATGTTGCCATGTTTGCTCCGTACTATCTAGTATTATGGAATTTATATAAATGAGGTTACTTCAAAAAAGAAGTCTCAAGATTTACTACGTTCTGTCTCAATCTGTTTTTGGCGTTGCTTAGACCATTTGATTGTAGCCCCTGCAAAGTCTCCTGAGAGGGGATCTAACTTACTCATGGGTGCTGCTAGTTGTCGATGAGACAGTTTGTTACATATAGAGCATACACTTTCCCGATCATCGGAGCGTACATACTTCTCTTCTATGTAACTACATTCACTACATTTGAAATCATAAACGCGAATCATTTACGAAATCCTCATAGGAGTTCTTGATACCATCTTCAAAGCGTAAGAGCTTTCCAATGATGTCAAGTTGTCCTTGACGGTAGTGTAATTCTTTTTCAGTCTTACAAGTGACTAGATCACGGAGAGATTCCTCTGATTCCGTGAAGTCTTCTAGTAAGCTCTTCCATCCCTCTGTTAGAAAAATATCAATTAAAGAATTGTAATATCGTTCTAACTCAGGATCTGTATTTGTTACCATGCGTTTCTCCTCATTAGGACGCAGTTGAGAATGATTCTCATTTCTATTTAGGTAGGGAGTCTACCACATATATGATTTAAAGTCAAGCATTATTATCATTCATTTGCTTATTAACAATTGCTTCTTTACTCTCGATCTCTCGCTCTTTTAGTACAAGCTCTGCAATCTTAGCCCGTTTAGCAAACTCTTTCTCATCAGCATCACCATCAGCAACATTGGTAGTAAGAACTTTCAAACGATCAGTCTCTGCTTCCATAGGAAGTAACTGAGTCTCAGTATTATACTTAGCAGTACGAGCTTGTGACTCCATAGCTTGTCCTTGTAGGACTCCAATATAAGCTTCCTTCTGCTGTATATCAATCTGAGCAGCTTGCTGTACCATAGGATCTGGTTTAGCAGCTTCTGATAACTTAGCAATAAGAGCTTCACGGTTAGCAAGGTTCATGTTATCTACAACAGATTTAACAAGTTCAGGATACATAGGAGTATCAGGAGACATTGTTTGTAGTAGTTGTACTAATTGAGAAACCTCATACTCACGAGCAATAACACCTAGAGAACTAGAAGGGATAAACTTAAAATCACCTGTAGGGAACTTCTCAGGGTTGTATTGCATGTAACGCCATGCAGCTTGTTGTACAAACGGGATAAGGAAACACTCTTGGAAATTAACCAAGGTACGCTTATGACGTTTAATAATAGAACCAAGGCCCATAGACACAGCACCAGCAGCCGATTGACCACCAACCATACTAGAGATACCAGCACTATCAACCGCCCCTGTGGCGTTCTGTACCATCCTCTGAAGGGTATCTGCCTGACTGAATGTAATACTATCTACGTTACCAAAGTTCATTGGTTGTAGTATCTCATTAGGATTACCATTCGTAAGAATAGTTTTTCCTGGTCTTACTTCCATCTTAGCGCCACGAGGCATACGAGATGCGTCCATCGCCATCATTGGGTGGACAGTCAGAGCTAGTGCATCTATTCGTGCTCGTAACTCTGTGTCCAAAGCTTTCTGACTATTGTATCCTTTCTCACAAACACCACGTCCCCAAAAGCGACTAGGTACTACATCCCAAGGGAATGCAACTACAGGACGATCCTGCATCATGTAAGGGTTTTCTTCTAGCTTTAGGATACTTGTTCCGTTAGCAATCACTGCAACTACTTCAACATAGTTAGAACCATTGTCTGTAAGTGTTTCAGATAGAGAGATAACTTCTTCATCTTCAGAGTACAAGTAAGCTTCTAACATTGAGCGAGGAAGTAAACCATAATACTTAGTTAAACGAATACGATCTTCATCATAATCATCAACATCATCGTTAGCTTCTAGGAAAGAGTAAGTAGAAGACGGATCAATGTCCACATCTTCATATACACCTTCTTCTATCAACTGTTGTACTTGGTGAATAGGAACATACTCATCAATAGCACAGCCTAATGCCTCTTCAATAGAGGAAGCTACTGGGTCTATTAAGAAGTTCTGTGGTAGAACAGGACGAACAGTACATGAAACTTCTTTAGTTTCCATAACACCATAGGTAGCTACTTGACCATCCATAGCAGGTTGTGTCATAGGAACTCTTCGAGTCTTCTCCTGTACAACAACCTCACCAATGCCTGTACCAAATACAGCAGAGTTTACTATACATTCAGAGATAGCTTGACGAGTCTTGTTAAGAGAGAACTCTTCACTCAAAGCATTCTTTAGGTACTCAACATCACCACGTTCCTTATCGTCCATGTCATCACGGATGTCAAAGAACTGTCCACGACCAAACGTAGCTTCTTCTACTTCAGCAACACTGCTTTCAACAGCTTGTTGGAGTGCAGGACTGATTATACGAGAGCGTTCACTCTTACGAAGTGAGTCATCCCCTGCCCAGATACCACGCCATAGACGATTGTATTCATCAAAACGTTCTTCATAGTTGGATTCAAAGTGATCACGCCAACCATCACACTTCTCCATGATCCATTCTTCTGCAGACTCTTCAAGGAGTAGTACATTTTCATCTGACATAATTAATATCCTGCGATAGCATCCATAAATTCGTACTCGTCTTCCTCATAGTCATACGCATAACTAACCTTAGCTAACTGGTCAATGTATGCAAGTGAATCTATTAAGTCATCGTGTACTAAGTGATTAGGGAACTGGAATAACTGGTCTAAGAACTCTGTATTCCACTTTCCTTCGTTTAAAGTTATCTGTCCATGCTCGAATCGGCCTTGTAAAGCCCAGATAATACGGTCTGTCTTACGTTTATTACCATGAGTTAGCTCTTCGACTCGAAAGAAGAACTGCTCTTGTTTCATCTTATCTAATAGATAGGGATGTACTGCGTTTTTCAGTGCTCCTTTCTCTACACCTATAGCAATAGGTTGGTAATCTCGTACAGCTTGGAAGATTTTATCCGCTGTCTTCTTAACATCCCATCGTCCGTAGATTATATTATCAACCCACCAACCATCAGGGCCACACTTAACAACAGATATAGACGTTGTGTCTAGTTTCTTTTGTTTGGATGTAGTTGCTTTCTCTATATCAGCAAAACCCGCGAGATCGACAGAGATATAGTAGTCTCCTTCGGCAGGTTCTTCTGTTTCAAACTCAATCCAATCCTCACTAAAGACAGCTCCACCAGCAGCTTCAAAGCTAGCTAGGAACTCTTGACGGAATGCAAAGGATGACATACTTCCTTTAGCAGCTTCTATCTCTTCAGGGTCTAGTAGGTCGTTATCATAAGAAGTAAAGTGCCAGCTTCCGAAAGTAGGATCATCACCTTGTCCATGTCTATACAAATCATAGAAATGGTTACGACCCATAGGCGTACCTATAAAGATAGCTTTACCTTTTTGGTCAGCTAGTGCTGGTCGTAGGATTTGCTCCCACACTTCAGGCTTCATGTCAGCATACTCGTCCATAACAAGGAACTTTAAGCTAACACCACGCATAGTCTCTGGTCTGTCTGCACCCTTAAGTGCAATCGTAGTACCATTTATTAGTTTTATTTGAAGATTATTAATATGACTACTTTTGATAACACTATGGCCCAACTCCATAAGAGTTTCCCACATGATATCTCGTGCTTGGCCCTGAGTAGGGGCAACATAGAACACCTGTCCTTTAGTTGTCTGTAGACCTTCTATGATTAAGGCCCACGCTGCCAACCTACTCTTACCACAACGTCTCCCTGCTGCAACTACTTTGAATCGAACAGGGTCTTCGTATACTTCTCTTTGCCAATCAAGGAACGCAACATTAAGTGCTGTCATTAAAACATATTACTTAGTGAATCATACCAACTATCACCTACTTTTATTTTCTGTCCAGCTTGTAGGTTCTTACCCATAGAGCCACGAGTAATTTCTAGTTCAGGGTTTAATGCTTGTAGTTCATCTTCGGACATATTATTTTCCCTAGCGATATGACCAGCAAATCTAGTAGGGCTTATTGTATCGTAAGACCTTCCAACATTAGAAGCAGCATCAGCTACTGACTCGTACATATTAATAGCAGGATCAAGAATGTAATCATCAATAGCTGCATGAGGAACATTCATAACATTGTCAGGATTAAATCCTAAAGCATAATCCACACGCTTCTGATGCGGTTTACCAGCACGTTCAAAACGCTTAGTAACATTATCTAGAATGTTCGCTGTATCTTTACCAGCAAAAGCTTTTCGTAAATGTTTACGATGCCCAGCACCTATGTCATAGTAAGGTTTCTCTCCAACCATAGAGTCCATAGCAAAGTTAATTTGAGACTCTGTTGAATCACTATTATCACTCTCTTTTAACCAATCGTTATAAGCACCACGCATACCACCTTTCTTATTCTTTTGATCTGCCCAATCAAACTGGAACAAACCATAACCACGATTCCCCTTCTGAGCAGTCGTATGATCAAAAGCTTGTTCAGGTGTTACCCCTGTCTCATCATAGATAGTACCCATGAGAGCTGAGATGGCTTGTGGATTTCCTTCTAGAGAAGGATGATCTCTAAGTAAACTGTAAACTAAAGCTTCATTGAAATCTCTAGACATCTTCGTATTCCCCTTCGAGGGCATCATCGCCCCCAACAATAGTAGTACCACCAACACCAGTGATAGTGATCGAAACAGCATTCCTTCCTCCACTCTCATTCTTTTTATCAAAATAAGAAACAGGTAATACTCTATCCATACACATCTTAAGAGCTGCTGATTGAACAGGATGCCCATCTTCTAACGCTATTTGAATAACCTTATTGATAACCTTATCACCACTCGTTGCTAACAATCTAGCTTTGAGTTCATTGATTCTAGCAGCATCACCTTTAGGTCTTCCAACTGAATTTCTGTTACCTTTCTTCTTAGCTTCAACATCAGCTTTACGTGGCCTACCACGCTTAGGCTTAACAAGAACATTCTCATGATCATCTTTCATAACAAACCTATTAGTTGCTTTGTATCTATATAGTCTCTGAACAGTTTGTTATTTACTTATTGATTATAAGTATAAGGATTATAGATCATAAATCATTATGTTTCTGTTCTGTCCTATATAGTCTGTTGACTATAGCATACTTTCTCTCATAAGTCAACAGTTATTTATACATTAATTACATAGCCCACCCAAGTCTACATAGGCGGAACTCAGGCGAGTGATATGTCCTCCGCAGTGCTCCTTTATTCTACAACACATTATCATCATTCTTTAATAGTATTCTTTTATTTATCATAGAGATAGTGTCAATGATTAAATAGTCAAATTAGCTCTTTTTAGTATCTAAGCAGGTACCGCTACTATGACCCAGCCCGATATATGCCCCCCGTCCCTAATGTAGGATACCCTAATGTAGCAATCTCTAATATACAATTGAGAATCATTCGCATTAACTACATTAGACTCCCCTGATATACAGAGTGTGAATGGTTAAGCAGATACCCATAGCATATTTATATAGTACCCCACCTATGTATATTAGTTAAGTCTACATTAGCTTCCCCTACTATTCAGCTAGCCTATACGCACTATAAGTCTAGCCACCTATACAATGAAATATGGTTAGACTATAATATATTTGTAGGTTGAGTTAGTCACTAAGTTTTAGTTACTAGCATGACACTGCACGCTCTTTAATAACTAGGCTTAATTGTTGGAACAAGGGGTTAGTCCGTCTGTATTATGGATTAGCTTCAACGGGCAAGTGAGCTTAGATATTGACGAGATATAATTTCCTAGGAAACTTTCTAGGTAAAATCAAAATGAATTGACCATAAGGTAAAATGATTATGAATTATACAAATGAAATACAAACATTAGGCAAAGCATTGCTAGGCCAAACTAAAGCACAAGACAAGACTAGTGACGCACGTAGGTTACTGGCAGTGGCATTGCAGAATGATGCAGTTAATCTAAACAATGTTGAGCATTCAGCTAGTTTAAAGCTAGACATTACAAAAGCCTACCCGAAAGGCACTGGTAAAGATGCAGACGAAGGACAAAAGAAAGCCGTATCTGCTGTTAGACAAGTGCTATCTACTTACAAGAAAGGTTGCGAGTTGAACATAAGCCCGAATAACTTTGACACTTATAGTGAGTGGAGGAAAGAGGTTTATAATGAAACCGCTACATTGACTAAGAAGGAACAGATTATCAAGTGGATTGAAAACGACAAGATAGAGTTAGAACTAGCAGACCTTGTTGACATTATCGAATCTTACAAAGCTATCAAGTAATAAAGTTTCCTAGGAAATTCTTGTAAGTCTATAGAGTTTCCTAGGAAATTAATTGGAGAATATAAAATGATATATACAATGCGAGACGTTAACCGTTTACGAATGGATAGAGGCTGGCCCAAACTAATGGCGCTTGAATATTATATTGAACTGGCACAAGAGTCAGGCAATGAAGCCAGTAGGTCTTTGATGATGGCTTATACGGCTGAGAGGAGGAAAAGATAATGATAAAGCTCAATACTAAAGCACGTTATGCAATTAAGAATATGGCTGTTAAAGATTCTTCAGACAATCGCCGATTATTATGGTGGATGTTATGGGGAATGATGATGACATCTGAGCATAAAGATTGGATGGTTATTAGCAGGTATCAGGATAGATATGCTAACTTTAAGCGCACTATTGATGGAGAAAAAGATAATGAAATGTAATATACAGAAATATGGTTGGATAGTTACTCCTGAGAGCGCAGAAGATTTAACAGCCTATGCGGATAAATTAAACAGTGATGAAAGACACTTGTTTTACTTGGCAGTAGGAATGACGTGGAATTTAATGGTGGATATGATAGAGGAGAAATATCATGCTGACACTGAATAAAACACCAGAACTATTTACAGAAGCTGAGTTTTTCCAGAAGCATGCAATGGATTTAAACTTTGAGTATGGCCCCGAAGAATTAATTTCTTTAGCTATTGAGCGAGGCTTTATTAAATGCGGCGGCAATGATATGTATTTCTATGCGCCGTTAACCAAGGAAAGTTTCCTAGGAAATTAATTGAGGATATATTATGAAAGTTATAGCAGCAGAGACATTAAACTGTAAGTTAGTAGTATGTGATGATGATCGAGTTTACATTGGATTATTAGGGGATGAAGGGTATCGTCAGTATTATGTATTAGATCCATTATTATCTAATCTAGAGTGGATTACAGGTGAACAGTCAGAATTAGATATACAACTAGAATTATTTGAAGGGGAATTATAATGAGCTATGAAACAAGAACACTTCGTCACTTAGCATTACTAAACGATAGAAGTACACCACAATACAAGCGATCATTTGCAGCAGAATGTTTAGGTGCGTTATACATGGCGTATAAGCTGGATAGCAGGCAGATGAAAGACTTATTCATGCGTGATCATGGCTTGACTATAGATTCAGCAGAGGCGGTGATTCAATTCGGTGAACGTTCTCACAAGGTTTTAGGTGGTATGTGATGAAAGCTTATAAGATAATGAAAGTTAGTGATCAAGAAAACTCTTGGAAGACTTTGTTCCACGGTGTAGATGGTGATCGTAACATTGCTTGTGATGAATGGGTTGCGTCAAAGACCTCATACGTTCGTGATGGTTCTGGTGGCACATACTACCTATCAGGCTGGCACGTTCTCCCATCATATGATTCTGCCTTACTGTATATGGAAAACTTTAAGGATAGCACAGACAAGTATATTGTTGAGTGTGAAATAAAAAGTTATCAGAAAAAAGAACACGCTCGTAGTCCAGTGTTCTTAGCTAAGTCAATAAAATTAGGTAAGGAGGCATTACCAAATGACTGATCAACAAATAATTGAATACTATGATTCTAAAGGCAATATGTCGCTTGTAGAGTTAGCTTTAATCACTGGTAAATCAATCAAGGTGCTCAAGCGCATCTTAATGGGAGAGTAATCATGACTATGAGTTTGAGAGTAATATTTAATAAGGTAGAGAAGCATTTACTAAAGCAGAATGCAAAGAGCATCGATAGTAATGACGAGTGTCAGTATCGTACTGATGATGGTTTAAAATGTGCGGTTGGTTGTTTAATGTCAGATGCTGTGTATCAATATGAGTTTGAGGGAGAGAGTGTTAGAAATGAGTCAGTTGCAGAGGCTCTAACTCCTATAGTGGGAGTTAACGAAGAGAAGAGAGAGATTAAGTTAGGTT